CCCCAATATCGGGACCCCGAAACGAAAACAGATCGAACAAGTGTTCGATGACACCTGATGGGTGAGGATCGACCCCTCTTTCACGATCCGGCCAACCGGCACCCCCACGGCCGGGTCCGTAAAGGCCTAGACACCGATGTCAAGAAGGCCGGCGGGGACCTGTCATCGGCCGGCGTCGCCGCCCTGCGTTCGTTGGCCGATCAGATCGACCAACTCGAGCGACAACTACGTTCCCCGTACGCGAAACCCTACGACCGGGTCCCGTTGGCTGGTCTGGTGAGAGAATTCAGGGAGACCTACGACCAGACGTTCGCCGCCCTCGAGCACGCAGAGGACCCGTTGACCCGTGCCCTTGCTGAGTTCACCGCCCGCGACCGTGTCCCCGAGGTTAGCGACACGACGGGACCCCACCCGCCCAACTGACGGGCACGCCGGCGCGTTCGTAGCTGATCTACACGGCCGCCCATGGAAACCCCACCAACGCCTGGCCGCCGATGTGTTGGGGGAACTGTTACCCAACGGTTCCTACGCCTACCCCATCGGGGTGGTGTTGTTCCCGAGGCAGACCGGCAAGACCACGTTCGTGATGGATGTGGCTTTGGGCCGGTGCCTCATGTATCCCGATTACCGGTGTGCCTACGCCGCGCAAACCGGTCACGTGACCACCGAACGCATGGTCGAACGGATGGCCGAACTAGCAGACGGGCCCCTGGCCTCGCGGGTGCGGATGCGCCGATCGGCCGGCACCGAACGGGTCACCCTCCCCGGCCGGTCCTATGTCAAAGCGTTTCCACCCAAAGCCGGGGCCCTGCGCTCGAATGCCCTGGACCTGGTCATGGTCGATGAGGCCCAAGAACACGGAACCGTGTTGGGTCAACAACTCGACCTGACCATTCTCCCGACGTTCTCGACCAGGCCGCGCCGGCAACTGATCCTGATCGGGACCGCCGGCACCGACGCATCCGATTACCTGTTGCGTTACCTGGGCCGTTCCCGGGCCAAAACCCCCGGGTACTGCGTGATCGAATACGGGGCCCTCGAGGGTGAAGACATTGAGGACGAAACCCTCTGGGAGTACCGCCACCCCGGGATCGCGGCGGGTCTCACCGATGCCGCGTATCTGCGCTCGATGAGGGCCGCCATGGGGTTTGCCGGGTTCGGACGGGAATTCTTCAACGTGTGGTCGCGCACCACTGACCGGTCCATTGATCCGGCCGATTGGGCGGCCGTGCAGGACCCGGCCGCCGCGGTGACCGGCGACACTGTCGCGTTGGGGTTCGAGGTCGACCCCGGCCGCGGGTCCGCCGCGATCGCGATCGCAGACACCAACGGTGCGGTGGAGCTGGTCGACCAACACGACGGCACCGACTGGCTGACCGCCCGCCTGTTGGGGTTGCAAACCACCCACGGATATCCCATTGCGTGTACCCGGTACGGGGCCGCGGGCCCGACCGTGGACACCCTCGAGGCCGCCGGCGCAACCCTGGTGACCTTGTCCAGTGGTGACGCACAAAACGCGTGCGGCTCGATCGCCGATGCGATCAGGGACCGCACCCTCAAGGTCCGCCCCTCCCCTGCACTGACCGAGTCGGTAGAAGGGGCCGCACAACGCGAGATCGCCGACACGGGAGGGTTCGTGTGGGCTAGGCGTGACGCCGCCTCGAACCCTGCCCCCCTGATCGCGGCGACCTGGGCCCGGTGGGGTGCCACCCATGGGCCCGACCGTCGCCGGCCGGTGGCCACCATGGGAACCACCACCGCGTAACCCACCGGGTATGTCCTACCCCGTCGACATACTTGAAACCATGCGAGTCGACGCCTCACACGTTGACGCCCTGGCCGTGTGTAACCGGCCGGGTTGTTGCTGGCGGTCAGGACCTTATGTAGACCGGACCGGGGCCCGTGCAGCACTCGGCAAACACACCGAGACGGTCCACCCTGCGGAAGCTAAACACGCGATCGCGAAAGCCCGACAACGCAACAACGCCCGGACACCACCGGGGCCGCGTCCGTGATTTTCGAACAGTTGCGCCACAAGGTGTACGGGCCGGCGTTCGCGGCCGCCCCCGTCGCCGCCACCGGCACCAGCACACGGGCCGGGATCGTAGGCAAGGCCGGAACAGTCGAATTGGCCGACCCACGTTCCGCGCACCGCCTCATCGCCCGATCCATTCCGGCGGTCCGGAAGGCCGAACATGTCATAGCGGGCACCATCTCCACGTTCGGGTTGACCGCCTGGGAATCCGAAACCGAAAGGCTCGACCCGGCCGACCCTAGGTGTGCCTGGATGCGCCAACCCGACCCCGACCGCACCCTCCAAACCCTGTTGTTCGCCACCATCGATGACCTGATCTGGCGCGACCGGTCCGTGTGGCGGGTGTTGGACCGCAACGCCGCCCTGATGCCGGTCAAGTTTCGCCGTGTCCCCGCCGACCAGGTCGACACCGTCTCTGACCCGGCCGACCCCGACCAGGTCACCCAATGGATCATCAACGGCACCCCAACCCCACGCCGTGATCTTGTCGTGTTCGAGGGTGGAGGGTTGGGTGGGTTGCAACGGTTCGGCGGTGCCCTACTCGAGCTCTACCTTGACCTGCAGGCCGCCGCGGGCAGGTACGCCCGCGCACCCCACCCCCAAGGTGTCCTCAAGAACAGTGGTGGGGACCTCCCGTCCCCTGAGATTCAACTGTTGTTGGATGAGTGGGAACAAGCCAGGGAAACCCGGGCCGTGGGGTACCTCAACGCCGTGGTCGACTATCAGACCTTCGGGTGGGACGCCGCACAGTTGCAGCTCACCGAAGGCCGCGAGTACGCCGCCCTCGAGGTCGCCCGCTTGTTTGGTCTCCCAGCTAGGGCTGTCGACGCATCCACCGGCGATTCCATGACCTACGCCAACGTGGTGGAGGGCCGCCGCGACATCCTCGAAGCAATCAGGCCGTGGATCACGGTCATCGAACAAACCCTGTCCCTTGACGATCGTTCCTCACGGCCGACGGGGCTGGTGTTGCCCTACGGCATCACCTGCGCGGTCGACACCGAGGACTACCTACGCGAAGCACCCGCCACCCGTATGACCACCTGGGAGACCGCACTACGTGCCGGTGTGTTGACCCTGCCCGAAGTCAGGGCCGCCGAACCGTTGGCGGTCACCGAACAAGCACCGGCAACGGCGAACCAACCCCCCACGTCGTTGCCGGTCTCCACCCCCGAAGAGGTCCCCGCATGACGGCCGTAACTGTGAGCTTCGAAACACCCCTGGCCGTGGCCCTGGCCGCCGGCGACGCCAACCCGACCCCCCGCACCATCACCGGACTGGCGGTCCCCTTCGGTGTGCCGTCCGCGTTCCCCGATTCCCTGACCCGACGCCGGTACCAATTCGACGGGCCCCCCGCCAACCTCACCGACCTCGTCGACGTGGTCCGCGGCCATGACCCCGCCGCCGTCGTCGGCCGCCTCGCCGCACCGTGGGAACCCGACGAAACGGGGATGCCCGGGAAGGCCCGAATCTTCGCCACCACCGCCGGCAATGACGTACTGGTCGAAGCACAAGAACACGTCTTGACCGGGTTCTCAGTCTCCGCGGAGATCGACACGTTCACCGAGGACCCCGCCGGGGTGAGGGTGGTCGCCGCGGGTGACTACACGATCAACCACCTGGGAATCGTTCGTGGTCCCGCGTTCACCGAATCCGCTGGGCTCAGTGTCGCCGCCGCCGCCGCCCTGCCCGACCCCGAAGCAACCGCACGACAGCTCGCCCACCTGTTAGACAACCGGAAGGAACCAACCATGACCACCACCCACGAGGCCAGTGTTGTTGAACTGCCCACGATCGCCGAACTGGCCGCGGAAGTGTCCACCATGCTCGCCGCCGAAGCACCCCGCCGGCACCCGTTGGCCGAGTTCGACTCTGAACGTGCCTACAACGCCGCGTTCCTCGACGCGGTCCAGAGCAACGACCTGGACCGCCAGCGGACCCTGGTGGCCGCGTTCGCCGTGGCCGACCAGATCACCACCGACAACCCCGGGGTCATCCCACCGGGGTGGCGCACCGAGATCAAGGCCAACCTCGATTCTCGCCGCCCCGCTATCCGGGGAGTCGGCTCGATCGGTCTTCCCCCGGCCGGCATGGATTCCAACTGGCCCTACTACGCCGGGAACCTGGACGCCATCATCGGGGTACAGGCCGCGGAGAAGACCGACCTTGCCGGTCCCAAGATCAGCATCCTTAAGGCCACCGCACCGATCAAGACCGCCGGTGTGGTCACCGACATTTCGTATCAACTGCTCATGCGGTCATCCCCGGCGTACCTGACCGCCTACCTGGCGATCTGCCGTGCAGCGTGGGCCCGGTACACCGAAAAGGTGTTCGAACTGGCGTTGTTCGCCGGCGGCACCGCCTCCGCCTCGGCTCTCCCCACCACCGGGGACACCTTCGCCGGTGCCCTCTTCACCATGTCCGCCGAAGTCGAAGACGCCACCGGCTCCCCGGCCTCCGTGGTCGGGGTGGCGAAAGACCTATGGCTGGCGTTGGGTAAGTTGCCGAACTTCCGCAACCCCGCCTACAACACATCCAACGTGGCCGGTGTGTCATCCGCCGCCACATTGCGGATCGACATCAACGGGTTGGCTGTGGAACGGTGGCCGTTCCTGGCCAACGGGTCCATGGTCGTCACCAACGACCAGGCCGCGAAGTTCGCCGAAACCGGTCCCATGGTCGCCGACTCTGAGAACGTCGTGAAGCTCGGTCGGGACGTGGCCACCTGGGGAATGTATGAGGACGCGGAGATCTACTTCCCCGCCGGTGTCCGCAAGTTGACCGGCGTCGCCCCACCGGTGCCGGACGCTCTGGCCGTCACCACCGGCAAGAAGTAAACAAGCTGTGGAGTTCACCCCGGTCTGGCTCGACCCGGCCGACGTTCGCACGTGGTTACGCGACAACGCGGAACCACCGGCGAACAACGCCGTCGAGCTGGACCGGGTGTGCTCCCAAACAGAGGACCACGTCCAAACCGTCCGCGCCGACCGCTACCAACCCGCCGACCCGCCCGACCCCGACAACCCCGACGCTGTGGTGTTCGTACCGGACGCGGAAACCTACCAAGGGGCCGTGATGTACGCCGCCCGCCTACTACGTCGACGTAACACCCCGACCGGGGTGGAGTTCTCCGAGACCGGGGCCGTGTTCTCCCCCAAGTACGACCCCCAAATCGATCAGGCCCTCCACACCGGGGCCTACACCCGACCGCGGACGGGGTGACCCGTCGTGTTCGCTGAGACCCTCGAAGCCCTGGCCAAACATCTCCGCAACTGCGGGTTGAACGCCTACCTCGACCCGGCCGACGTGTCACCCCCCGGGGTGGTGGTCCGCGGTGACGCGGTCCTCCCCTCCACAGCGAAACTGTGCGGGGCTACACCGTTACGGGCCACCGTGTGGCTGGTTGTACCCGACACCACACAGTTGGCCGCCTACCGGGCCCTGGATGACCTCTACGGCCGTGTTTTGGCCAACCTGCGCCCCGTCGCCACGTTGACCGCGGACGACCGGACCTTTGAACGTTTGGTGATGCCCGATGATCCCACCGGGTTGCCCGCGCTCCGCTTGACCGTGATCACCACGATGCCCGCACCAACCGCCCCCGCCCCATCGACCGTATCGACCGGAAGGAACACACCATGACCACATCCAACGAACCCCTAGGCCCGGGTCTTTTCACCGTCGGGGAAACAGGAACCCCCGTCGACGCTTCGTGTTTGGTGAACAACCTCAAGATCACCATGGAGAAGGACCAAGGAGACTCCAAAACGAAACTGTGTGGGGACGTGTCCGCCGGGTCCACCACCTACACCTTCCAGGTGACCGGCAACGTTGACCAGGACCTGGCCACCGCCACCGGGCTACACGCCCTGTCCTGGGGATCGGCCGGCCTCGAGGTCCCGTTCACGTTCACCCCCAACACCGCCGTGGCCGCCACCGCCACCGGTGTCCTGGTCATCGACCCGTTGGACTTCGGTGGCGACGAAATGGGCGAGGACATGACATCGGACTTCACCTGGGTCGCCGTGGGCAAACCCGTCATCGTCTACGGCACCGGCGGTGCGGTCGCTGATGATGACTTTGCGGCATAAGGACCAACCCTGATGTCGGTCAAGGTTCAGGGTGTAGACAACCTGTCCCGCACCCTGACCGCGGCCGCGGCCGACCTGGCCGACCTGGGCGAGACCAACACGGCCGCCGGCCGACTGTTGGCCACAAGGGCCGCCGCCAGGGCACCACGGCGCACCGGCCGCCTCGCCGCGTCCGTCCGGGCCACCCCCGACCGCACCGGCGTCCAGGTCGGTTCGTCGTTGATCTACGGGCCACCAATCCATTGGGGGTGGCCGGCACGGCACGTCCGCCGGCAACCGTTCCTTACCGACACGTTGACCGATCAGGCCCCGGCCGTCCTCGACCTGTACGCCACCGAGGTCAACCGGGTCCTGGGCAACGTCAAAGGAATCTGAACAAACACACTCAACAAAGGGGTCAAGCAATGGGTAGCACCTTGAAACGAAAAGTCGTGACCGTCGAACTGGCCACCGGGGAGATTGTGACCGCCCGGGTGATCCACCCCGACGTGATCCGGTATCAGGAGACCGCACAACGCCACCAGTGGCCCACGTTGACGATCAAGGACGGGGCCGGGTCCACCCCCCACCTGAACTATGAGGACACCTTCACCGCCTGGGCTGCGTTGCGCAGAACCAACCAGTACGCCGGGAAATGGGAAACGTTCAAAGACACCGACTGTGTCGAGCTGGTCGTGGATGTTGAGGACGTAACCCCTACCGTGCCGTCGTCGGTTGGCCCGACCCTGCCAGCCGGCGACGCCTCACCCTCGAACTCGCCTGCGTCACCGGTATCGACATCGGATGGTTAACCCACCACGCCACCGATGAGGACCTAGCCACCATCCTCGACATCCACGAACAAACCCAAGACCGGGAGGAGTAACCACCATGGCCGCCACCGCCACCCTCAAGGTGCAGGTCCTGGCCGACGCCACCCAAGCCTCCGCGACCATGGGCAAATTCAAGGGGGTCATGGAGAAGGCCGCGTTACCGGCCGCCGTGGTCGCCGGTGTGTTGCTCAAACTCGGTAAGGACTCCGCCGATGCCGCCTCGAGGCTGGAACAGGCCATGGGTGGGGTCGACGCCGTCTTCGAGGACAACGCCAAAACCGTCAAGAGATGGGCATCCACATCCGCGGAACAGATCGGGTTGGCGGCCTCCGAGTACGCCACCCTGGCCACCCTGATCGGTTCCCAATTCAAGAACGCCGGCCTACCCATGGACCAGGTCACCGCGAAAACCGGTGACCTGATCAGTCTGGGTGCCGACCTGGCCGCCATGTACGGAGGCACCACGAAGGACGCCGTCGAAGCACTCTCATCGGCGTTCAAAGGTGAGTTCGACCCGTTGGACAAGTACGCCGCGTCACTCTCCGCGGCACAGATCACCGCCAAACTGGTCGAGAACGGACAGGACAAGCTCACCGGGAAAGCCCTCACCCAAGCCAAAGCCATGGCCACCTTGGCGCTGATCACCGAAAAGACCGCCGACGCCCACGGGGCCGCCGCAAGGGAACAAGACACCGCGGCCGCGAAAACCGCACAACTCGCCGCCAGTACGGAGGACCTGAAAGCGAAACTAGGCACCGCCCTACTACCCGTGGTGGTCAAGGTGTCTGAGGAACTGTCCGGGCTCGTGGGGTTCCTCTCCGACAACTCCACCGCCGTCCTCGCCCTCGCAAGCGTGATCGGGGGGTTGGCCCTCGCCGTGTTGGCCATCAACGCCGCATTCAAGGTCTACCGGGCCGCGACCTTGTTGGTGACCGCCGCCACATGGTTGTGGAACAGCTCCCTGTTGGCGAACCCCCTGTTTCTGGTGGTCGCCGCCGTGGTCGCCGTCACGGTCGCGCTGGCCGTGCTCTACAAACGCTCCGAGACCGTCCGCAAAGGGGTCGACAAACTGTGGGCCGCCATGAAAACCACCTGGTCATGGATCAAAACCAACTGGCCTCTGTTGGTAGCGATCATCACCGGACCCATCGGGGTGGCCGTGCTGTTGGTGATCAAACATTGGGACAAAATCCGGTCGACCGCCCAAACCCTCCTCACCTGGCTACGCGATACGTGGCGCACCACCTGGGACAAAATCCGCACCGCCACCGATAACGCCCTGGCCCCCGTGCTGGCGATCATTGACAAGGTCAAGGCCGCCATCGACAAGGTCATCGATGCGGTCACTGACCTGATTGGTGCGTTGGGTCGGATCAAGGTCCCCTCCATCAACCTGCCCAACCTGCCCGGAACCCGGGCAGGGACACCGGCCGCCCCCGTGACCGCCGGCACCCGCACCACCCGGGGCACCACCACCGGGGCCCCCGCGGCGGGGGTTCAGATCACCATCAACGGGGCCCTCGACCCCGAGGGGGTCGCCCGGCAGATCAACCGCATTCTGGGTGCCCATGACCGCCGAGTAGGCAGGGTGCCCGCATGATCGGAACCCACACCGTGACCCTGTACCCCGACCCCACTGGTGCGGGGGCCGGGGTCGCCCTGTCATGTCCGACCGATGAGCTCACGATCCGCCATGGCAGGGATGACACCGACTCCCAACCCGAATCGGCCACGGTCACGATCGAAATATCATTGGCCCCCGACACCGAACCCCTACCGCCCCAGCTCGAGGTTGGGGCCGGCATCCGGGTCACCACCACCCTGTCCGGGGTTCCCACGCCCTACGACCGGTTCGCGGGCCGGGTCACTGACATCGCCCAACAATGGGAGGACGCCGGCACCGAAACCCCCGACCGTGTCACCGTGCAGATCATTGCCGCCGCACCCCTGGCCGACGTGGGCCGCCGCGTTGTGGGCGACACCCCGTTTCCCCAAGAGCTCGACGGGGCCCGGGTTACCCGGGTCATGTCCCTGGCGGGGGTCACCCTCGACCCGTTGTTCTCCGACCCGGGCACAGTACAAATCCTGGGCAGGGACATCGACTCAAGGGCCGCCCTCGAGGTAGCCCAATCCACCGCCGAATCGGCCGGCGGGATCATCTGGCACACCCGCGCCGGCCTCATCCGGTACGCCGACGCCGACCACCGCCGCGGCACCCAACCAGCCCTCTTCCTCGACGCCTGCGACGTGCTGGTGACCCCGACCTGGCGTAGGACCACCGAAGGACTGATCAACAAGGTGTCCATTGGGTACGGGGCCACCCCCGAGGCCGGTGAACAACCCCGCTACGTGTCCGAACGGGCCGACTCACAAACCCGTTACGGACGCTACGAACTATCGGCAACAACCGAGCTCGCGGCCGCGGCCGACGCGCAACGCATGGGGGACCTGTTGCTGACCCGCAACCATGACCCGGTCTGGGTGATGTCTGACCTACCCATTGCCGTCAAGGACCTGACCCTGACCCAAACCCAAGCCCTCCTAGCCCTCGAGGTCGGATCGTTGGTCGACCTGACCGGGTTACCGGCGTCCGGGGCCGCCCCCACATCGGCCGCGCTGTGGGTGGAGGGATGGACCGAACGCCTGTTATGGGGTGACCACGAAATCAGTTTGTCGGTGTCCGGGTTCTGTCGCACCGCCCCCGCACCCCGGTGGAACGACGTCGACCCCGCGAGGACCTGGGACACGTTCCCCGGTACCTGGGACGACGCCACCTGTTTGGGGCCGACAACAAACCGCGGCCGCTGGGACGACGTGGCCGCCGCGCAACGCTGGGACACGTTGCCCCCCGCCCTGACCTGGGACACCTGGCCAACCTGACAACCCCAAAAGGAGAAAACACCGTGGCATCAACCAGCAAAGGATTCCCCTACCCGCTCGGTACCGACCGGGTAGCCGATGGAGACAACGCCATCCAAGCACTTGCCGAGAAAGTCGACACCGCGGCCGGTTTGCACGCGGCCGGCTCAGTGACGGTCACTACCACCGGCGCGAACCCGTCCGAGGGTGCCGTCGCGGTCACGTTCCCCGCCGGCCGCTTCACGGCAGCGCCGCGTGTAGTCCTGCAGCAACTGAACCAGTTGCCCGGGGCCGCCGCCGACTATTCGACGCTCTACCCCAACGGCCTCACGGCCGGAGGGTTCACCGTGAATTGTCGCCGCCATGACGCCAAACCAGTCTCGGCCGTCTGGGTCGCGATCCAAATCGACTAGAAAGATAGGGAACCAACACCATGAGCGAATCAACAGTGACCTGTCATACCGATGGGTGTGCCAACGCCGGGGCCCCCATTGCCATGCTCCTGTCAGGGGTCGACGCCGACGGCAACCCCTGGGCTGCCGACTCGGTTGTGTGTGGGGTCTGCCGTCAACCGGTCACCGACGTGGAATGACGATGCCCACACCACCGGTCGAACGCCCCGAAGGCCAAGACGACCCACCGAACCTACAGGCCGTGTTGCGCGCCACTATCGTGCTGCTCGAGGACCTTGCCGAACGACTCCGCCGGGATCAGGCCAGTGACCTGTTACTCCGGGTCGACGCGGTCACACATGTGATCCGACGTCTCCGGGCCGACCAGTGACCGCCACCGATGGACCCGACGCCGTCAAGAACGGTCGCACCGTGACCACCTACGACACCGGAATGTGTCAGAAGTATGTGCGGGCCAAGTGTTGGGAGGTCCCGAGCTTGTACGGGTCCGCGATCGAAGCGTGGAACGGTGCGAAATATAAGCACCCCGGGGACCGCAACCCCCCGGTAGGTGCCCCCTGCTATTACGCCGGCGGCCAGTACGGCCACGCCGTCATATCGGTGGGTGGGGGTCGGATCAGGTCCACCGACTGCACCACAACCAGCAAAGTCAACGACGCCGCATTGTCGTGGCCCGAAACCAATTGGGGATACGACTACCTGGGCTGGACCGAAGACCTCAACGGCACCAACCTGCCCCTCGAGCAAGGCAACGGAGATGGAGACGACATGCCCGAATATGTGAGCGTGACCAGCGGACCGGTCGACCTCAAGAACACCGATTGGCACACGTTGAGATGGGACACGGTAAACGCTGACACCGCCGATGTGGTCAACCCGGGTGACCGGTCCATCCGGATACCGAAACGGACCTATATCGCCACGTTGGCCGCACAAGTCGACGTGCCTAGTGGGGAACGAATCTCGACCCGTTCGTTTGAGGTCAAACAGGGTTCGGACCCGGTCAAGGTGGAGGAAACCAACCAGACCCTCGAACACCTACGAACGTCGGGTGGAACGTTCCTTCAGGACACCCGCACCGGCAAGGTTGGTGACGGCCGCGGGTTGCGTTGGGAGATCGCCCTGCCCGCCAAAGGGCAGATCGTCAAAGCCACGCTCGTGATCGTGTACTGGTGACCCGTCGTGGCGTGGTGGGACCTACTGACCGCCGGCGTGGGTGGTCTCTGCCTGGGTATTGGTCTCGCGGTCGGGGCCGGCGCATGGCGCTACATACGTATCTGGATGGACGAAGGACCCTAAGGGGGAAACGTAATGGGTTTCAAGATCGCGCAACACTCATCGAACAACGCCCAAGGCCACATACGGGACGGGTTTGAGAAGACCATCAAGCAAGGCGCGACCGTGATTAGTTGGTCTGAGTTCATCCAGAACGACCGCGCCGACAAGCTGCAGGACTGTTGCGCCGATTACGGGTGGGGGTTCTACCAACACAACGACAAACCCTTCGACAACAACGCGATCACCTGGGACAAAACCAAGTGGACCAAGATCGATGACGCCAAACGAGTCCTCACGGATGTGACATGGAAAGACAAAGAGGGCAACACCAAACCCAAGTTCGCCGCGATCGCCGTCCTGTTGACCGAGAAGGCCACCGCCAAAAACTGGATCATTGTCAGCCTCCACGCCCCGCCGTCGTCCTGTACCCGCAACGGGTGGGAGAACAACGACCGCGCCAAAGCCATGAAGGACGGCATGAAGGGGCTACGGAAGTGGCTAAGTGACCTGAACGACCAATGGGCTCGCAAAGGTGTGATCGTGGCCGGCGACTGGAACATGTACCTCGAAGAGAAATGGTGCCGGGAGTTCCTCAACGACACGCTGGACCCGTACCGGGTGATGGGGAAGAACGAGTCCGGGCAGGCGTACCCGGACACCCACGCCTCCGCGACCTACGATTGGTTCGTGTTCGGAACCAAGGTCAAGGCCACCGGCGACGCGAAGGTGTACCCGATGCCCGATTCGGACCATCACACGATCATCGCCCCGGTGGGTTTCAAGTAGGCCCAAACCACATGGTTTGTGGTCTCCGCCACGCT